CTGACTGAAGAACAGTTGGTTTTCTTTAACAAAATTTTTATAAAAAAAAACCATTCAAAGAATGGTTTTTATAATTTTAGACATTTTCTTATGTCTCTAGATTTATAATACATAAATATTTTATCTCGATTTTTAACATTTATTATTTCTAAATTTTCTAATTTTTCTTCAATTTCTTTAATATACTTTTTGAGATCAGATAAAGATTGAATATAATTAAAAGGTGGTTTATAGTATTCTGGGAATTTTTCTAGATAATTACCAATATCTCTATTTATAACATTTTTATTAATGTATAGTTCATCTTTTATCACATTACTTTTAATTTGTAATATATCTAGTACATTTTCATTAAATCTGTGAATTAAATTGTCAGTTTCTATAATTTTTAATAATCCAATGGCATAAGCATCATCTTCACTTATTGTCATTGGATTATTTTCATTTACTATAATTTTAATATCATCCTCAGATTTATCCCCTAAACAAAATTTTTTATATTTGTCCCATAAACATCTTTGTATAATATCATTCGGTGTTATTATTATTTGCATTTAAATTTTATTATTTTTTAATGTTTCATTTACATTGTGATATATATCACACATTTTTTTAAAATTAACTTCATCAGACATATCCAATTCAAACCACTCTCCATTTATTTTTTTATGTGATAATATATTATGTAATGTTTTTTCAATGACTTTACTATATTCTGATATATATACATCTATTATACTTATTTTATAAGGACAACCTGTTTGTATATTTTTAACCCTTTTTTCTACTGTATTTGTTGTATATCCTATTTTGTAAAGTGGTTTATCATTATTAATAATTTTTAATAGATAGACTTTTGGTATATTCATTAAATATAAGAATTTTTTCTTCTTATATATTATAATAAATGAGTCCATCATCAAATATTATACATCAACATCAACATCAACATCAATATCATTATTATCAATTAATTCACTATTTTTGAATTCTTCTGATTGTTTTGTTTGTGTCGATTGTATTTTTTCAATTATTTCCTTCATTCTTTGTTCTTTTAACCTTTTATTGGCTATCTGAATCTGTCTTTTGTATTCATTAACTTTCTTTTTGTGTTTTTTACCATTCTTTGATTTGGGCATAATTTACAATTTATTTTTTTTTATTATAAGATAATAATTATATTTTAATATATTTTTAAAGTTTATTTTAATTTAAAAATTTATTTAATATTTCTATTTTATTTGGTATATTATTATGTATAAAATATATAAGTTCATTTATTTTATCATATTCATATATATTAGATACACCTAAATTATCTAATAATTTATTTTCTGGTACAATTTTAATATTTCCATCTTTGTCAAACCAATAACCTATTTCATAAGATATATTATCATAGACTAAGTTTAATAATAGTGATACTCCATTTTCCATTTTACCAATATAATCAATAATACTCAATGTCATTGGTATATTATTCAAAAAATCATCCATTTAAAATTTGTATCTTTTTATTTTTATATATAATAAAAAATAACATTTGTTTATAATGCCAACAGCTGATATAAAAGATTTTAATATTAGATATAAAGGACATCCTAAATACAATATTAATAGGATAGTAGAAGATAGAACAATGGAATTTATAATTCAAAAATTAGAAATGGTATTAATGACCAACAAGGGAGAAGTTTTAGATGATTATGATTTTGGTGCAAATTTAGAATATTATTTATGGTCAACTAAAGTACCAGTTAATAAAATAGAAAATGAAATTCAAGAACAAATAAATACCTATATACCTGAAATGAATAAATTAGATTATACTATTAATATAGAACTTTTCCAAGGTACAATAAGGGATATTTTAAAGGTAAACATAAAAATAAAAGAAAGTGAACTGAATTTCATTTTAAAATAAATATTATTAAATGAAAATAAATAAAACACAATTAAATGAACAATATACTAATGTCTTAACAACCAATAGAATTAATGATATAGTAGAAAAACAAAATTTAAATTTAAAATTAACAAAAGATGAACATATTTGGTTTGATAAACAATTTGGTGTTAGAAAAGCTAATTTAAAATTCGCACATACTAAAAAAGAATTAGAAGAATATGCAAAATGTAAAATGGATATTCACTATTTTGCTGATAATTATTGCCAAATAAAAAGAGAAGATGGTACAATAGGACCAATGAAACTCAGAGATTATCAAAAGGATATTTTAGATTTATATGTGAATAACAGATATTCAATATTAATGGCATCAAGACAAATGGGTAAAACGATAAGTGCTGCCATTTTAATTTTACATTTCTGTCTTTTCAATAAAGATAAAGGTGTGATGATAGTAGCTAATAAAGGAGCTACAGTTGTAGAGATTATAGAAAAAATTAAAAGTATATACAAATTATTACCGTTCTTTTTAAAAATGGGAATTGTAAACTGGAATCAATCTAGTATAACATTTGATAATGGGTGTAGAATAAAAACAGATAAGAGGACAAAAGAACCAGCAATCGGTTTTACGATTGATCTACTTTATCTAGATGAATTTGCACATATACCAAATAATATAGTAGAGCCATATTACACTGCTGTTGTACCAGTAGTATCATCGATAAACAATTCTAAAATTATAATAACATCTACACCAAAAGGATTAAACCTATTTCATAAATTATTAATGGATTCTGAATTACCAGAAGATGATCCAAATTGGAATGGTTATAGGTCACTTAGAGTATATTGGTGGCAAATGAAGAGTAGAAGAGATACTAAAATATTTTTCAATGATAAAAAATTGAGGAAATATAAAATTACCAAAACTGAAATAAAAGATTTTTTATTAAATAATGATTATAAAGTTTATGATGGTAAAGAAAACGGGATGTCGGGTATATTTGTAGAACACGACAAAAGAAATGAACAAACTAATATAGAATTTATAAGAACATTAAGAATAAATGAATTACCATTATCTGAATTAGGTATTATTACTAATTGGCAAGAACAACAAACTAAATTGATTGGTGGTGAGGATGCATTTAAACAAGAATTTGATTTGCATTTTATAACAGGTAATAAAATGTTATTTGATAATGTTACTATTGAAAAGATAATAGAAGATAAATTAAAATTCGAATATGTAGATATAGATAAATTTAATAAGAAATTAAAAATACCTTACAGTGGTCTACATTTTATAAAAGATAAAAGTTTATTTAATATAGATGAATGTAAAGATTATCAAATAGGTATATCAATTGATTTAAGTGAAGGCTTAGGAAATGATTATAGTATAATAAATATATTTAGATTATTGCCAAAAACTAAAGAAGAAATAGATATACATAAGAAAAAATTTACAGATAAATATGATTATTTTAAATTAGAGCAAATTGGTATATTCAAATCAAATATTTATTCTGTAAAAGAAGTAGCAGATATATTATATATGATAGTTTTTGAATTATTTGATGAGAATAAGGTTAAAATCGCATTAGAAAGAAATACATATGGAGATGAATTACTTGCACATATGCCACATGTTTTTAACGATAATAATAATTATTCAAATCACGTTTTTTTAAGATATAAACATAGAGTAGAAGATAAAACTACCAAATTAGGAATAAAAATAACACAAAATAAAAAAATATTAATAAAAGATTATCAAATAAATACTAAAAAATGTAATATTGTTATACATGATCAATATACAATAAATGAAATAAGTACATTTACTAAACATGAATTAGCATCAGGTGATATAACATTCAGAAGTGAATCTGGTCATGATGATGCTATTATGTCAACAATAGTTATGTCAACAATATTTTCAATGATTAGTTATAGGGATATGATAGATGAGTATATGGAAAATAATTCATTGAATATTACAGAAGATATAAACACATTTATAGACGAATATGCAGACGATTCTCCTGATCTCATAACAATAGTAGGTGGGTATAAAAAAGTCTATAATAACCCACATAAAACACCAAATAATGGAAATTTTAATAAAAGATTCACTCCGGTTAATCCATTATCTAAATTTCCTAGTAAAAATAGATTTTAATATGAAATATAGTAATAAAAAATCAAATACATTAGAATTTATAAAGAGGTCTAATAATGTACATAATGATAAATATGATTATTCAATTGTGGATTATAAAAACAATTCAACTAAAGTTAAAATTATATGCAAACAACATGGTGTTTTTGAACAATTACCTGTTGCACATATTAATTTTAAACAAGGATGTCCTAAATGTAAAGGTGGTGTATCTATAACAAAAGAAGATTTTATTAAAAATTCAACAAAAATACATTATGACAATTATGATTATACTCTAGTAGAATATAAAAATATGAAAACTAAGGTTAAAATTATATGTAAAAAACATGGTGTTTTCGAACAGATACCAGATAATCATATTCGTAAAAAATATGGTTGTCCAAAATGTAAAAAATCTAAAAATGAAATATTAATCGAAAAAATATTTATTGATAATAATATTAAATTTGAAACACAAAAAACATTTGATGGGTGTAAATATAAACAAAAACTAAAATTTGATTTTTATTTAACAGATTTTAATACTTGTATTGAGTATGATGGGGAACAACATTTTGAAAAATATAGATTTGAAAAGGATGATAGTAATTTAAATATTAGAAAATTAAGAGATCAAATAAAAAATGAATACTGTAA